GCAAACCCAAGGTAAGTGTACCCATACTTGCGAACACGAATATCAAAAGGTGCAAGATTTGATGCTCCGCTGTCGTGTGGCTTATTAAAGAATATTGCTTGAATTTCTGAGACTGCTCCGCTTGAGGAAGTCCGCACCCCTGTCTGCAAAAGTCCGTTTTTATCATAGACGGCAATTAGAACATCATCCAATCCATTACCACCAGAGTCGGTGATTTCGTAGTTAATAGATTTGCCCTGAGTGTAATTGCCTCTGTTGTCAGAAATTTTATTATCTGCAAATGTGGTACAATCTATAAATTTAAAATTTAAATTAGCATTCGCTTCTGCTTGAATGATTTTAGTATTACTGTCCGCAAATCTACAATTCTTGAAAGTAGCATCAAAACCTTGATATGCCTTAATGGCTGTATTGTTCCCGTAGAAGAATACATTATCAATGTCCCTCGTAGGAGTTGTTGCCGCTGACCATGCATGACTTCCATCACTATTGCCAGAAAAACGACAGTCCACAAGCTCGGTTGCTTCGTTGTAAAATCTACCACCAATATCTCCATCAACAATCGTACCAATCATTCGGAGTGGGCCTCCTGCTCTGATGAACAAAGGTTTAGCCCCATGACTTGCTTCAATTTGGCATCCATAGAAATTAAGTATACCTCCCAAAGCATCATATGCATCAGCGGAGTCACCATTTGCTTTTACACCAAAAATTAGTTTGTTCTGTCTTGTGGAACTTAAAGCTAATCTGCAACCCTGCGTGGTTTCAACAGAATCATTTGCTTCACCACCAAGCAATCTTCCAAACTGGACTGCACATTCCGTTCCGACTTGAAATGCTGATGGAGTCCATTCAACTGTATTCTTATTCGTCATCCCAATGGACTTGTCCACATCAGCAAGGAATGCTCCACCAGTTAATTTCCACTCACGATTTACAAACTCGTAGTGTGTGCCATTTTTTTGTAATTTTCCTTGGTCATTAATAGCAGTATTTATGTCCTCAAGGTTACTCGACATTCTAAACTCAGAACCACTCGGAGGGGCAGACGAAAATCCACCATCTCCTACTGTTACAGATGTAGAATTTGCACTTTCTATATAACGAATTTCCCATGTTTTTGTGTCAGAAGTATTAGCTCTCCACATGAGAAATCTACCTGCATCACCACTAGCAGGACTTTCACCAGAATTATATTGTATTACATTTATGGTACTCCCACTTCCACCAGTGAAATCCTTGTACGCCCCGCTGACTTGTATCTGACTTGTGTTCGGTTGTGAAATGGTAGCACTCATGCGTAATCCTTTGTTATCGACTCTAGATTACCATCAGAATCATAGGCTAATGTTTTGGTCAGCTCAGTTACGCTAGACCCATCTGCTACTACTATCTGCGTCAGTAACCCATTAGTGTAGGTAAATGTTTTTGTCTGCAAAAGGTTGGACTTACTAGATGTAGACCAAGTCGTGATTTGACTCACGACTCCGTTGGTGTAAGTAGTCTCCGAGTAGCTATCTTCTGGCTCTAAAGCAGAAATGCGAGAAGATAGGGAGTCAACTTCCGTCCCTACCTTCCCGCCAATTTGCTCAAATATTGTCACTAGGCATTATTAAATCCTGTGAGGAAATCTTGGTAATCACCAAGTTCAGTGCCATCGACTTCGAGTGATCCTACACCTAAGGTTGCTAGGGCTGCACTTGAATCAGTTGAGGATATATCGGATGAGGCTGCTGTAGCACTAGTAGTAAGTGCCTTAAACTGGTCATCACCTTCATCCCAAATGAAAGCTGCATTATTTTCAGAAGAACCACGCTCAACGATAAAGCCACCGTCATTGGATGCATTTGTGGAATTACCAGCTCCTGAGCTTACATTCAAAATGCTATCCTTAATGGTGACATTTGTTGTATCAACTGTAGTTGTTGTTCCCTGCACGGTAAGATTTCCGCTAAGGGTCAAGTCAGCAGCAGATAGGTTTCCGCTGAAAGAAGCACTATTACCATCAGCAGCTAAAGAACCAGCTTGGGTTTGAAGATTGCTAATGTCAGTGTCATTAGAAGCGATATTATCTGCGTTGGTCTTTACTTGGGTATCTAAAGCATTATCAGCAGCCTGTAATGTGGCTACAGAAGCAATGTAGTTTGCCGAGCCATTAGCTGTATAAGAACCATCTGTACCAAGTCCTGAACCTGCCTGAGTAGCATCAAGCTCTGTCTGTAGACCTGAGGTAAGCCCATCAGCGTATGCTTTAGTAGCAGCGTGTAAATTTGAGGTTGGTGCTCCAGAAAGAGTCAAAGCACCCGTAAGGGTTCCTCCTGTGAGATTAAGCTTCTTATCAAGCTCTGTTTTTGTTTTAGCACCTATTAATTGGAATATACTAGACATAGTTATTTATTTGGGTTGGGAGTGAGTGTTACCTAATATTTTAGATAAAGTCTTGGGGTTTTGCAATTATTATCCTAGGTCAAGATTTAACGATCTTTCCACATCTTCCGCACAATACCTTATTACTCTTGAATTAATTTTTTGTAATCTCCATTCGTAACGCCTTGCCCATGCACGGACTGTCTTACCAGAAACTTCCATTTTCTCCTGTATCGTCCTAGACGAGACATATCTTTGACATTTCTTAGGATATTCCATCTTCAAAGTCTTCATATACTTCTAGTGCTGCTGGTGCTGTTGAATATTGTGTAGTATCACCACCTACTGAGTCTTCAAAGTCATCATAGTAAGCTAGGTTTTGCTGAGGTATAGTGGTTGAATCTACCGTGTTTCCATCAAGACCAAATAAAAAGTCACTATAGTAGCTAGTTTCCATTGCATCATTTTCATAAAATGCAGCAACCGAACCATCAATATCGTAAGACTGCAGCCCTATACCTAGCCCACTTAAGAAATCACCATAAGCACTATTAGACTCTTCATCCGCCTCTAGCGTAATTTGAGCTGTTCTCATGACTCGTTCACGCAAACGAGCAAGCGACATTTGAAGGCTTACTGGATTATCAGTATTAAAGCCAGCATCGACGCTGTAGGGAGCGTGTTTAGCTTTTCTTCTTCTAGGCACTTACTTCGTGAGCTTGATGAGTGTGCCTTGTTCTTACACCTGACACCTCAAATGTTCTACCAAGAATTTTAAAACCATTATCCCGCCCTCTTAGCTCAATAGTATCCTGATAATAATTACCCTGTGCAAAAAGGGGAACCATTGTTTCAGTATCTAAGGAATCAAGTACTTCATTAATTTCCTCATCACCATCATCTACCCCTGTACTATATGTTTTGATTGAAACGGTAGCACTAAGGTCTTTTGTAAACTCTTCATCCACATATCCTTCGCGAGTGTAGGTGGTATAATCATATCTGTCAGATAAATGCAGGGCATAGGATCGTAACATTTTTTCAGAGAACTTATCTCCAAAATCATTCTTACCATACTTAATTCTAGATATGTAATCCGCACCATCCCTACGAAATGACCTGTATGGCTGAGTGTTCCCAAAGATGTTTTCAACTGCGGGTCCATAGGAATATCTCATGATCTTAGAACCTGCAGATGTAAATTCCTTATCTTCTTCCCTAAGCAACTCACTGTCTGTGTACATGTCAGACTCATTTTCTACCACATGTGTCGATAAAATGAACCATCGTGAACTTATTTTGGTAGTAGGAAATAAATTACAAGCAGAGGTCATTGCTGTATCGACCTGGGAAAGTGTTCCATATATCATATCATAACCAATAACACCCCAGTCAAGCTTCATGCCTGTTGAGTCATCTAGCTTAATTCCAACTGGTGCTATAACAAATATTTCCTGAGTCAGGTTATTTTCGCATGACCAGCAATATTCTATTTCGTCTCTAGTAATATTTCGCCAAAACTCTGGCCCCATCATAAAGGGCTGAAAAGGTGTAGGTTCTACATTTGCAGGTGTAACAATAAATACACCGTTAAAACCGACAAACATTTGCCTCTGTTCATCGATTGTAATTATCGTGTTCCTGAAATCAGCAACTCGTTCTCCTCGATATTTTTCCTCAAAGAAATATGCACTTTGTGAATTACCTCGAGAAATTGCCAAATAACCAGTCTGTCTATACACAAGAAGCTTATCTGCCAGTTTTACCATTTTAAGTATTTGAGAACCATCTTCTGGAAAACTTAGCCCGTCTGCTGATTCCTTTTGGATTTGTGCGTCTGCAGAAAAAGTATCTGGCTCTTTCAATAGAATTAGTTCTACAGGCTCCCCAACTTCTGGAGTGCTCGTCGATGTTTGGTCATCCCCTGAAGCTGTAAGTGAGCCTGCATTTGTCGCTGTTGCCGAAAGTGATATTTTTGTTTCACCTCCCACTATCGACAAAGAAGATACTACGCCATCATATACCACGTAATTTGGAGACGGTTGACCAGGTGTCGTATTGATAGACATCCTTATTGAATCACCAAGCTTTATTGTACCCGCCTCTATTGATGAATTTGAGTGATACGGGTTAAGACTATTAGTTCCGCTTTCTATCCCCCCTAGCTTATATGGTAGTTTTATTTCTGTTAATGTAGAACCAGTCATTCCTGACACTTCCCCGCTATATACCTGCCCAAAAAGGTATGGACTTGCTTTTGCTACACCAATGTTATCTGCGAGCCTCCATGCTGAATACTCTATTGAGTGTGGAGAGTTATAAGTAGGTGTGCTGAAGCTCTCATTCTCTGGCAAGCCGTATGGGTGTGAAGCATTCTGCATCCATTCCCTGAATGCATCAGAGTTTGACTCTTCATCAATGTATGTCACGTCGCCTAACCATAATCTGCCATCGTACTCAGTAATTGTACCACACCTAATAATACCCCTTTCCCTTATGCCATAAATAGGATAAGCACATGACCATCCGTTTCTATAAATAAGCGGGAGGTCAGCACCATTATTCAGAATACAGAATCCGTCGATACTGACAGCCTCCCATCTTCGTGGCTGAACCACATGACTTGAACTATCTAAGTACTGCAACCCTTGAGCAATAATCTCCCAGCTTTCCGTGGACTCATTTAGTCTATAGATTTTACTGCCAGAGGCAGCAATCAATACCTGCTTCTCACCTGAAAGAAACTGATACACAAGCCTGACAGGGTCATTTGTCCCAAGATTATCAATGTAGCTATTTAACTTTAATTTTTCCCAACCTTCTCGGCGAACTTCCCCGTCTGTCTCTCTGCGAAAATTTACCTTCTCCACATAATTACTAGCACCTGCAGTATCACCAGAATTACTGCCCGTAATTAACTGACCACCCTCTGTTGCCATAACAGAGAAATGACGATAATTTAGTGACTTCTTTGCCATCAGGGAACCCTTCTAACATAACCCATGCCTTGCGAAACATAACCTGTTGAGAAAAATCTAGCTTCACCGAAGATTTGTACTAGGTCTGAATCTGATGTTTGTACAACTTGTATATTGAAATTATCTTGCGGTGAACCTGTGAAGTCACCATCTGGATTCAATAACCAATACTCAGGAACAACTGAATAGTCAGTAGTTTCATATACTGCTATTAACTTTTGACCACCTGTACCTGTTTGTATCCACTCCCATTGGTTCTCGACTTCGTTAAAAGCAATTATCTGATCCTCACTTGTAGTGCCAATAAATAGCTCTTTATTGTAATTGGTAGAATCAGCAATACTCACCTCTGGCAACACACCGCCTTCGAATATTCCTGTCAATGTAAGACCCGCAATTGGTGAAGTTGCAAATATAGAAACTGTAGATGCCTCTACTCCACTCAAAGCCTCTGCTTCTACTGGATCAACATCATACAATGTATATGGATTTGGTGGAGTCAGGTTATTAATGGACTCCTGCAACTGATCGATCTTTGCATCTACTATCTCTAGGATTTGGTCTTTTGCTAATGCTATTCCAATCCTTAGTAGTTCATCTACATCTGGTTTATCATAAAAGTCATCAAGCAATGCTCGTTCATCTAACTTGATCTTATTGTCATTTATTAAACCAATAACTTCATTTGGTGTTGTAAATATTTCGTCTAAACCGCTTATATCGGATGCCTGATGCTGATGCGATGCGTCAGCCTTATTTGCCAAGTCTCCTTGGGTTGCGAAATTACTAGATTCTGCTCTTGTAATGTAATCTGAGTGCACATGACTTGCATCTGCTTTTGCTGCTATTAAAGCTTCTAGTGCAGTTACTGCTGACTGCAGTGCGGACACAGTAGCTCGATCTGCTATGGATGCATTTATGATATCATGCTCCTGAGAGTTCGCTGTGATCTGTGAGGCTAAGTCACTAACTACATCAGATACATCAGATTCGATAGCAGTATCTTTATTCTTAAGTGTTTCTATTTGATCGCTAACAGATTGGATATCACTAGCAAATGCCTGAGATAGTTGCGTATCTAAGTCCTTAACTTCGCTCAGCGTAGGGTGCTGACCCTTGTACGTATCGTAATCGCTTTTATGGTCTTCAGCGAATGCTTTTAAATCATCAATCCGTGATGAAAGATTTGTTACGCTTACACCAGTAGCTAATTCTCCGCTCGAAACGTCCTCATTAATATGTGCAAGACTTTCGATTAAACTGTGAAAGTCGGCTTCACCTATACGCTGACCCTTGCTGAATCTTGTTTTTAATTGATTTCGACTATCCATCGCCTAGTAAGAATCCCTCCTCCCCGAGTGTTTCTGTTGATGCAATATTATTAAAACCAACTTGCTCACGGATGTTTGCAAAAATTGATCTTCTTAATTGCTGGTAAATTTGAAAGTTATTCTGTGCTGAACTTGCATCATCATTTACATCTCTTTGGAAATGATACTTGACATAATGGTAAACAGCTAGAGCTTCATCATCCCCAAGCTTAGTCTGCTCCTCTCGCTCAGAACCTGTACACTCAAACAAAGGCTTGAATATTTTCTCCTGACTAAAATAGATTGTTAATGTTTCATCATCCCTGAGCAATGGAGCACTATAAAACTTTCCATTCTCAAAAACCATTTTCCCAGGATATCCTGCAGTTCTCGGAGAGTTGCCACCGTCAATTAGACTAAACTTCGCCAACTCTGTGTAAACTTTAGGGCGAAAATAAGTAGATGTTTCCTCACCTCGATCTGCATCTGGAAGCCTGCGAACTACAATATCTTTAATCCTAGAATTACTATAATTAAAATCACCAATCTCAGCCTTACCTTCACTATGATCCTCAAGGTCACTTTCGGTAAATGAAACAGAACCTGTATGCTCGCGCAATAAAGGTATGTACCTCTGTAAGTCTCTTACACCATTAACTATCTGTCTGTCCCTAAACTTTTCTATGCCTCGTCCCTTTCGAGAACCATCGACAAGCAAAAGATCATTTACTGCGTCGTTGAATGCTTGCCAAGTTTTCATCTTTATCAAATATATCGTCTATTAGTTTTTTAACCTTAAATTTGGTATACAAGAATGGAGCGACCAAGAATACCAATCCACCTACTGCAATCATAATTATGATGTCATAGATTCCAGAAACTAACTTATCTATCCAACTCTTCTGATTCCCTTCGCTTTGCTTTATCAAAGTAACAATTTCGGTAAGCTCTTCCTCATCAAAGTTGGATCGTTTTATCTCATCATTCTTAAATAACTCACCAGCAGCACTACCAACCATTCCGCCTGCAATACTGCCACCTACACCGCCTACACTGCCTGCCCCTGCTCCCAATCCCGCACCAATCGAGGGATAAAGGGTCGCCTTATTGCAACCCGATAAAAGAATAAATAAAGCCACTAGCATCCATCTCATGAGGTGTAGTAGCCAGTGACTGCGTCAGATACTCGATACTCATCTAGATTATTAACGCAGTAATATTCTTTTGTTGTAGATGGGAGTAGCTCTTCTTCGCCAGCTACATCTCTGTATACAAATAATGACTCAATATCCTGTGAGGAAACTCCGTCAGCTGACATTCCTATTACAAAAGAATTTTGAGCAAATATCTCATCTAACATACCAACACCAGTAGATGTGACTGTAGCTGTGTAAACAGGTGACCACTGACCCGAAAAGGCAGGATTTTCTACATGAAGAGTAATATTAAACTCGGAATTACTTGCAGTTGCTTCCAGTTGAACTCTGTACCACCTATCAAGAATTGCATCTGGTAGAGTTTCATCTGCTACATTACCTTTAAACAATCTAAATTCAGGTACTTCCGATGTATCTAATCCAACACCTAAAGACAAAGCTGGTAGATTTGTATCAATAGCTTGCTTACTAGTATAGATTCCGAATGGCTTGACCGCATGATCTGGTTTACTTGAATTTGTCCAACCAATGGAATTTATCCTGAAATAAGCCTGAACACCAAAAAAGGATTCTGTAGTCTCTACAGACTCATAAGCTGCTGAGTCTCCAGCATGGGTTATTCTAAGAACAGCACTCTCTCCATTGGGCGTGTAAGAATCGACTGACTCCAACCTTATAGTATTCGAGTCAACATTTACATCTATGCTGTTATCAAAAGTCCTAATTAAAAGAGGTGTCTTTTGAGTGACCACAACTGGGCTAGTGTTAGCATTTGTAATCCTAAACTGTTTGGCAGTAATTGAAGGCAACTCACCTGAAGTGGTTTGTCTAAATACTCCGAACCTAGAGGGGCGAGTATTTACCAGCAGGTGATTATCAGCAACTGCAACTAAAGGGTTTAGCTCGGAAGACCCAATAGTCTTCTGGGTAAGACCTGACTGCAATATAGTTTTCACTTCTTGATTTTATTAACTATAGCAATTGCCATGTATACAGCGGTCAAAGAGGCAGCAACACTTGCTGCAACAAGATGATAATCTGCTAAACCCCAAGCTGAAATAATTCCAAATAATCCGATCGATCCGTGACTATCCATCATTTTCTCCCTCTTCAGCATCTACAGCTTCTACGCGAATCAAGTCCTTTGGGTTCTTCTTTTTAGGCGAGCGTGACTTTGAAGGTGCGCTTTTTTCCTCCTCCGCATACTCCGCATTTGGATCCTTGTTGGCTTCTTGTTTTACTGTGTTCAACCGACGAAAAGTCACCGCTTCCTCTAGTACTTTTTTTTTGTACCAATCAAAATCTTCGTCGCTAAGCTCTGTAACACCGTCTTCTTTTAAAAGAGTTTTTGCGTATTTATCTTCAACTTTTGCAATTCCTACCCAAGACGAACCAACCAATACTGGCTGATACGACTCAAATCCATTGTAAGCTTTATTAATGTTATCAAATAATAGTTTCATGTTTAAAGAAAGACGGGAGGCGCCGCTAGATGCAGGCCTCCCGTCGGCATATGAGTGATATGTGGATGTGGAAGGCTTTCTAAAGCTTAGAAAGTATGTGTTGTACCTCCCAAGGTGAACTCGACTGCATCACTTACATTCTCAATAATGAGGTGGCGATGCGGACGATCCATCATGGTTGTCCATTTTGTGGAACGGAGGTTAAATGTCCTTTTGACAGAATCCATACGGCAGCTATACAAGCGATCTACTTCTGGATGTGGCTGTGTGCGGGTTACGCTATTAGTTCCAGCAACACCGATTTTTACATCAGACCAGTCAACGAGCCAGAGCATACGCTGTGAATTAGCATAGTAAGTAGCATCATTACCATCAAACACTGCATCTCCAGAGCGTGTTCCATCAAGCAAGTATTTATTTCCGCTTCCAACATTCAACAAGTCGTCAAACATTGGGTCATGGAATACTGCCAACTGAACGCCTACATCTGGAATATCATAGACATTGTAGTTAAAGAGAACGATTCCGTTATGTTCGATGGTTTGATTAATGTTAGCATTACGCTGAGTTTCCCATCCGTAGCGAAGTTTGTAGTAGCTATTGAAAGCTTCAAAAATCTTTACGGAAGTTAAACGGTCAGTCATGACATCAATAACAGAAATGGTGTCGCCATCTTGCTCGCGATTTCTCTTAAGGAAATACAAGTCGGAGAACAAGTCATCAAGATTTAATGCTCCTCCTGCGTTATCCTTAACACGGTTACCTTCACGAAGAAGTGCCTTGATTCCAAGAGCGTTACATTTGTACTCGAGTGTGCAGTTAGTGTCCTCAGGGTCGGTAACTGCAGGGAGTTGCATGTAAGTCTCAGGCTTCTGAGCAGCACTAAGAGGCTGGTTGTACCATACCGCACGATTCCATTGGTCTTGAGACACTTTAGCTGCAAGCTTATTCTGCTCTGCAAGTGGCTGATAAACCATTGAGGAGAGGTAAGGATTAACTTTACCAGACATGATCGACTCAAGAGTTTTCTTGTAGTTATCATTAACCTCACGAGACTCACGAGTTGTTTGCAACCAGTTAACAAGCAAACGAACGCTAAGGTCAGTTGGCTGATTTCTGCACCATGACTCATAGTCGTTGATGTTGTTGGCAATGGTTTGAAGAATACCAGTTGTTACTTGATACTTTTCTTTTTCAGCACTTGGTAAGCTGTTAAAGTTTCCGTCAGCAGGAACGATTGAGCCTACAGGACGAAGAACAACTTTAGCCTTAGATACTGAACCTGCGTCGGCATTTCCTGCTCCACAAATAATGTACTGTACTTCACGAGTAGCTGTTCCAGTAGCATTCCAGTGATTGATAATTACATAACCACCAGGAAGGAAGTAACGCTCGATGTTTTCGATTGGGGATGCCCAGTCAGAACCACCAAGGTTGATTGTAATCATCCAGTCACCAGATGTAGCAGAATTTACAGGTGGCAAATAAGAAGGATCGTATGGATAAGTATTAAGATCAGTCGAATCTGCCGCAACACCTGCTTCAATTGCGAAGTAGTTAGCATTCATTACTGAACGCTGTCTACGCTGGACATATGGAAGGATTATTGATTGCTCGGCAATGTTTTGCTTGTTAATCAAAGGTTTGATGTTTTGAACAGAGCTTGTAAGAAGTGTGGTAAGTCCACGCTCTTCTACGCCGAGTGCTTTAGCTTCTGCCGCCGAAGCAATAACTCTAGCTAGATCAATTTCTTTATTACCAAGGGCTTCAAACTCACCAGGAGTCATCCCTTTAATATGTGCCTTAGTAAGTGTGCAACCGTTCGAGCTATCAACCTTAACCAATCGTGGAAGAGCTTCATATCCGCTTCCGCCTGACCCTGGAATTAATGAACTTGCAGAAGACGCAGTTGGCTGTGCCATTGCAGTGTTCTGATAGCCCGACGTTGTAAATTGTCCTGAACTTGAGATTTCGTTAGCCATAATATGTGTGAATTAAATGTTTTCACCCATACTAAATGATTTTTATGGCTACGCGCTCATTTCAGGCATTTTTTTCTAAATCTCTAAAAGTTTGGTAAAGTTGGGCAGTTTAATTGAATACCCAAGGAATCATTTGATTATCAATTACAAGTCGAGTAACTTAAGGATTGAGTTACTTTGCTCAGGCTGCGCAGTGGCTGGAGCACTAACCCCTTTTGATGGAGTAGGCGTCTGAATCTTCCTAGGTTGCTGAACTTGCGGAGATTGCTGAGGGGCAACCTGAACTCCATTTCTTACATAACCAGCTTTTTCGAGTGCTGACCTTGTGTTCTTAATCTGTCCGCTCATTGATTCTTTTGCACGTAGAGCGATCAAATTAACAATATCATCATCACTAAATGTATAATACTTATCCAGTTGATCTTTTGGAACTAAAGGCATTCTTTCCCTGCGAACAAAAGTTTTCCCACCTTTTACTGTTCTGCCGCTTTTTATAAATTTCTCCTGTTCTTTATTTATAAAATCACTAAGTGCTTGGTGACTTGTGTTCTTCTCATTATAACTAGAAACATTATGTACAATATCATAGAAGGTATTTACCATCTGCTGTGCATTGGTCAGGGAATCGTTAATGATTTTTGCTTCAATTGGGTTTTGATCAACTAATCCCTTAATCCCAGAATTTTTTATAACTTCTCTTGATTCATCGGGAATACTTTCAAATAGAACCCTTTTTGCTTTTAGAACATTTTCCTTGGCTACAGGTTCCCCCTGTATTCTCTCCTGTTGACGACGCAATTTTATCAATTCAGGCTGAACCTTCTGTATTGCTCTTTTTTCAGCTTCGGATGTCCACATCTCACGCTCAAACTTTTTAAGATCTACCTTCGGCTTATTTTGATCCAGAAATTTTTTATACTCATCTGAATCTGATAAATCATATTCTGAATTATCATCTAAATATTTTTTATGCTTTTTAAAGAAATCTAAATACTTTTTATCTAGACCCTGTTGACCTTGCACATTCTGAGAAGCCCATCGGCTAATTTGATATGCCTCCTTTTCCTCAGGTAATAAGTTTTTTACATAAGGGTCTGCAACTGGCTTACGAACAGGTGCATTTGGACGGGATGGCATATCGAATTGTGGGTCAATAATCTTTCGCTTTACTTTGGTTTTGGCTTTTGGCTTTGGGGCTTCCTCCTCAACCACCTCTTGTGGCGCTTGCTCCTGTGATTGCTCAACCTCATTTACAGCCTCTTCTGATAATGCACTATGTATTGATGTTGGGCCTGTGTAAGGCTCACGCTGCTCTTCCTCTTCTTCCGCCTCGTCCTCTGCTGCCGCATACAAAGCATTAAAGATAACATTATCTGATGACTCTTCTACAGGAGCCTGTTCCTCCTGAGCTGGGGCATCTACTACTTCTTCCACTTTTTCTTCTTCACTCATAATTTATTGTGCCATTGCTGGTTGTTGTCCTTCGGGTGGGGGCACTGGTTGTCCAGGAGGTCCTCCTGGTGGGGGCGGTTGACCTGGTTGGGGCGCACCGCCAGCTCCTTGCATTTGCATGATAATTTTCTGTAACGCCTGCTCCACTTGAGGCCATTTCTTTTGCAGCTCATCTATAAACTGAGTTTGCCCAAGCTCCATATCCTCGTTGTCATCTGCTTCATCGACCTGAAGATTTAGATCATGACCTACGCCTGACATCCTGAATATCTCATTAAATATACTAAAGATCCGCTCTTTACCTAAAGTCTTAGCCATATCAGGAATTTGCAGAACTTGCTGAACTAACTGACCAAGAATCTGAGCAGACTGAGTATCTCTAGCACGCTCAGAACCATCTCTACCTGAGAATAAATATTCATGCACCAAGTTTTCTGGGTTACCAATTATGTTTCTACCTTTTGGTAGTTCATCTTGATCACCACTATCTTCAATCTCAAGCCCTGCCTCACGGATACTTTTAGGCGTGAACCTTTGCTTTACGGGAACATTAAACTCGGTGGTTGAACAGGATATTAAATGCTCATATAGCATCTTTTTTGCTGCTGCTCGCATCTCATCAATTCCCTCAGAAATAAACGCATAAATTGTATTAGTTGAGTTTGTTATCTCACTAACCTCAGTCGCAGATATTTCTCGTTGTGCAGCCTGACCTAATTCCTGTGGAGAAAGAATCATCAGTCTCTCTACAAGGTTGAGCAACTGGAACAAGCTTTGAAGTGATTGATTAATGCCCTGAGATAACTCCCTAGAAACATCGACTACTGTGATAATGTTCTTAGGGTCGATTCCTAGGTCTGCACTCTTTGCACCACTATAAAATAGTGCTTTTGGTTTTTGATAAAATGTATCTTCTGCTAGTGATTCTTCTAGGTATGCTTTTACATCATCATCTAATGCGTCCTGATCAATAGATAATATTTTAAACATGCTAATTTTCATGTGATGAAGCATAGCATAAATAATATTATTCATCTGATCCTGATACGGCATTAAATCATGTGCCATAGAGCAGTTTGCCATACGATCATCATTCTGATTAATTCCACCATAAATAGCAGGTAAGCTTGGTAGCCATTCTGCATATACAACAGTTTCATCAGATGCCACTACTAGTTTAAGCCAGCAATCAAAAGGATAATCGCCAAGACCTTCAGCCTTTGGATTAACTCTCATAAATACATTAGATAAAAACATCCCTTTATCCTCATCCTCACCAGCATAAATACCAGTATGAGCAGTACGCTCGTTTTGAAATGGGAAATCATCCTTTAATGACGGGAATGCTAAAATCTTAGGGTCATAATAAAAATCGAAGAAATCACGATATGCATTCACTATGCCCTGCAGGGAATTAGTGTATGTGACTTCATCCATGTTAAAATAATCAGGATTATCACGGACTGATCCATATCTTACTATATCCCAATACCCAAGCCACGAAGGGCCAAGGTCACTATTCACTGCTTGTAATGGACGAGAGTTATCCCAAATTACACGAGTAGGATGAGGGTTCACAAAGTAAACGCCCTCTCGCTCCACATAAGACTCTATATCATCCTCACCAAGTGAGTCCTTGGTTTTTCTCCAATGCACTTCCCTTGTCCACGCTTCAGCAGGAAACAGGACAGAATATCCATACATAAACATATTTCTTATGCACTGAGCAAATGTATGGCGGTAATCAAATTGTTCTGCCATAATCTCGACACGCTGGCTAAGAACTTCTGCCCTAATTTTAGACTGCATATCTGTACCACGGGGAGCATATCTAAAGTATGGATATAAATTAGAAAACCTAGAAACTTGAGCAGCAACCCTACGAGTGATATATGATCTGATTAATGATACGGATACTTCATAGATTCTAGTAAGTGAAATATCACGAATAGAACCCTCGTCATCATACTCTACAAATTGATCTTTTAATTTTGGATCAATTCCCTCTAATTTAGTTGCACAGGTCTGTATGTTAATTTTGCCCTGTGCATACTGTAATAACGGAATAGTAAATTTATTTATGGGCAGTGAATCCCAGGCTAAATCAACTGCAAGATACAATGAGTGGTTCCTGCATGAATGATATATGCCCTCATGGATTCTAGACTGCACCATATCCTGTAATTTCTCACGAATCTGATAATCTTCAGTCCCTTTTTTTGTAGTAAATACTTCACGCAACCTTTTTTGGGTTACACCTCTTTCTTCAAGTAATTTAAGATCGACCATAAAAATTAAAAAGGTTGTGGATTACATCTGGAGCAAATCCGCTCATATATCGTTTTTCCAGTATAGTTAGTATGAGATAAGCTGAGAGTGGTAGTTTTCCATTCGGATACAGTCGCCCAAAGTCCCTGTGCAATACCCCAATCAGGCTCGCAAGTTCGTACTCGGTTACTCGCAAGTACCCACACAATCTCTCTAGCCTTTTCCTGTCCCATCTTTTTACTATTCCCAATCTCTCATAATGCGTATCAATTAATACGCTCGCAGGCGTAGATGTCTTAGCAGAATTACTCCTCTTCGCCCTCGTACTCGTCGTACTCTTCTTCTTCGTCCTCTTCGACTTCAGGTTCGTAATCTTCTTCGTCATCTTCCTCTGATCCACCAATCACACTAACATCTGGGTCAAGCATATCGATTGTAGCTTTAAACCTTTCCTCATCGATTTCACTTACTGTTACTTCAAAAGTTAGTTTTACCTTATCACCAGCGGATACACCTTCCATTACTTCGGATAGCTCTTCGCTCATTCCTAATTGTACTACATCTTGCATATCTGTAACCTAGTTTTTTGGGTTTCAAAAATCAAGCATTAATTTCAATTACAGATGATCTTGGTGAAGTCATCACGACACTCTGTCTTACATCGTAATACATAATCGGATAAGTCAGGGCATCGAAAGGGTGTATATATACTGACCTTCTAGGTTTTAATTCTAATGATGGGTCGTACTTTCCGTTCTTTGACTCTTCTGATGTTAAATTTCTTAACATCTTGATTACATCTGTGCAGTGGGCTGATATAACTATCTCCTCGTTGACTAATTTAGCCATGAGTAACCTAACTCTACTTTCCACAGAACCAGAAAACTTAGGGGCTGCTTTCATACGAATTGGTTCTAGACCGAAATGCTCGCATTTGTCTTTAGATATTTCTTCGAAGTCTCTGACATCATAACTACCTGTTTTGGCTCTATACTGATTAAATGCTGAGTTATCTGAGATGTGTTGCCAGTTAAGTTGCCCTACCCTGTCTTCCCACCTCTTCATCTTTCTGTATATCTGTGGTATCAGGGCTGTATAGGGTATCTTCTTGTTCACTGTTACCAGTTCATCAAATATTATCCATATACTTTTATCTGTGCCTATTAAGCACTGCATGAATATCATAGCGTTATTTACTGATCCTGGATCGTACCCTATGACTACTGGAAAGTTGGGGTCTGGGACTATTCCGTTTCTTCTGTCTCCTACTACATGAGTTCCTTTACTAAAGTAAGGACCGAATATGGCGTTTCCCGCAGGGCGATCCACCCACTTGCCCTCAAGCATTCGTTGTGCTTCAATTGGATCATTGGATACAGCTTCCATGACCCGATCGTAATATCCTTTCGGTAAATTCTTCTCATTGTCCTGAATCCTTACATGCACTACATGATAATCAGGATTCCACTCCTCAGTCTTCAACGGAACCTCAAAGAATCTCTTATACACCCAATGACTTGGCCCCGCTGGGTTACAGGCTGCCGTATATTGCTGGCATCCCTCAATTCCCTGCCTTCGACCCAACTGCTGAACTACAGCATTGAAATAAGCTGGCGAATCAAGATTGGTAAGCTCATCAATAAAAACATAACTAGGCTCATAACCCTTGATCCTGTCAGTCAATATATTTCCATAAGGTGCTGAAAGTAAAGAAATCCTAGACCACCCTCCGTACCTGTTCTCAATGTCAAGATATGGTTGCTTCTGTAAATCGAGCTTCTCATCAGTGTAATCAATCCCAATACCCTCCTTCCATTCTGGAAGCACTTCCGTCTGTAATTTATGCCAAACACCCCCTTGAGTAGCCTGTGCCTTTACACCTACAATTATTAAACACAATCCATTGAATGACTCATAGGCATGACGAACTAACTTATGACCACCCAAAACAAATGTCTTACCTGATGCCCGCTCGCCATAAGCTAAGATGTATTTTGCAGTAGAATCAAAAATTTCTAACTGAGATGGTGACAGAGAAGGTTCCCATGTTTCCTGAATTTCCTTGGTATCATTTCTCTGATCGAGCTTTTTGATAACCGAATCAGGATCAATCTTCCTTATTTTCGGCATCGCCCATCTCCTTTAGTGGTCTAAATCCTGGCTTACGCTTCTTCTCACCTTTCTCACGCTCAGTCATTTTGAGCATTAGGTCTAAACCATGCAGTATTCTGTCATAAAACTTACCCTGTTGTTCAGTAGCTTGCATAAACAGACGAGTCCTTATTATCTCTTCTTCTGCCTCTAAACCGCCATCCTGAATATCATCTCTGAGCTTTTCTGCTATTTCAAAAAGACTCATGTTCTGACGAATAGCAATCTTCTGGGTAAGCTTTAATGCTTCACCCATTAGTTGCCCTACCGAATCATCAAAAGATTCAAAGATTGCTAACTTCCCAACATTATCGGGATTGTTGAGCATATCTGCGATGTCGTTCATGAACGCCTCTTTACCATTCTTTTCCAACGCATCCATTAATTTATTCTGATCAGGCTCAGGTGGTGGCTTATCACGAACAAGCAATTCAGTAGCATCTGGTTGCTTTGTGTCATCCCCGCTGGATATCCATATAGCACGCAGTTGCGGATTATCCTCTACATACCTCCTTAGATACCTGCGGCTTGTACCAAGCTCTTCAGCAACCTTGGCGTAATCGCCTTCATGCTCGCTCATAAGGCGAGCTACATCCTCAGTTAGGTACTTCTTCTTTCTTGGCATTGATATATCTCCTTAACATCGGTAAGTATTTGCTCTTCCAGAAGGGACTGCATTTTAAGTAAGCAAACGATCCACCATTTGCTAATGCATAAGCACTATTTCTCACACGCCAGTCAAAGAAGTCGAAATTGCATCCCCTGCAAAACTTTTCAGCAATACCTATAGGCACCTGCTCCCAGCTAGTTTGGTTTGCAATCTCCTCAACCGTATCCACAGAAAGTCCTGAACGAATAGCTATCTCTTCATCCGACAATACACGGACTGAAGATTTGCCAATCTTTTCCCTCGCTAATAATCTTACAAAAACAGGCGGGAAGTAACTAAAAACCTCCCACCCCTTCCTGATTTTCCGCTCCATCTTCATCTATAATATCCTTGATCGCTTTTACGCATAGTCTTAATTTTTTATTCTGCTCAGGAAACTTTAACTGGTTCCCCAAACTACCCACCAAAATTGGTCTACCATTCTCACCACTCCGAAACCCAACACACAAATATCCATCAAACATTTCTTCATGCAAAGGCCTCAAATAATTCTTAATATCATTAGTTGTCATGTCACCACTCATGCATTTGATTTTCCATTTAAGTTTTTGAAAACGCAAGATAATTTGACAATTTATGACAATCAATTCAATCGAACCCACTGTTTATCTACTACTATTAATGCATGACACGCATGAGGTCGGCAGTTCGAATCTGCCATCTCCCACCACTCTTAAATAACTATAAAAGAGTGACTTACAAAATAACTAATAGTTCTTATTGTAGCCATAAATATCTCATAATATTTGACAATATCTGACAATTATACCTAATATCCGCTCAAATTTGACAATGATTTGACAATGGATTTTAAGGTAACACAGGTAAGTTTTTCAAAAAATTCTCCATGGATGGTAACACTGACCCATCAAAAGAAGAGAATCTACAGGAAGTTTTTCAAGTCTAAGAAAAAAGCAAAGGACTTCATTGACGAAGAAGAAGCTAAGATTGATTTAGGATTATCTGAAGAGGAATCATCATCAAT